CGTGCTTGTCGGTTACCAATTCGTTGTTTATTACTTTATAACATCACAATTCAAACAATTTGCAGAATTTCTTCGTGACAACTAATCGTTCCCGCCTGTGTATGATGTGACGCAACCCAGTGTTTACAATGTGATAGGACATACCGGGATAAGGAGAGCAACAGTTATCAAGGACTTTGCATATACAATCACAACACGGCAGGACAGAACACCAGCACAAGTGATTGACTGCGGAAACGGGCGTTACAGATATTTGACGGAATTAGAGTGCTGGAGGTTGCAGGGCTACACTGACGAAGATTACAAAAGGGCAAAGGGAGTGCAGGAGCGTTCCGGGCGTTATTACATGGCGTTATACAAGCAAGCAGGAAACAGCATTGCCGTTCCGATTTTTGAAAGCATATTCAGAAAGATTATTTTGAATGAAACGGCATAGGAGGGAAAACGAATGAAAGCGGGCAAATGCAAGACTTGTGAAAATATAAAATGGCTGAAAGAGCAAGCAAAGCGGCATGAAAGCAAAAGAAAAATAAGAAATACGCTGAAAATAACGCTTACAGAAGAAACATGGGTTGACGGCATATTTTCCGGGCGTTTGAACATAAGCGGCAGCAGAATGATGTTTTGCCCGGAATGTGGACGAAAATTGAGGAAATCAGAAACAGTGTATGAGTGCGGAAAGCAGAGGTGAAAACAGATGGATAATTGCCGCATTGAAGAATGTTGCGAATGGCAGCAGGAAGACTGGAACAGCGGTGTATGGTTTACAGATTGCAACAACGCTTTCTGGCTGGAGGATGGCAGCCCGGAAGATAACAAAATGATTTTCTGCCCGTTCTGCGGAAAGAAGTTGCGGGGCGTTCCTTACCAGCAAGAAAAAGACGGATAGCAAAGCAAAACGGACGGCACGGACAGACGGCAAATAACAACGCAATGGAGGGTAAAGGCAAATGGACAAAGAAAAGGTCATTGAGATTTTGGACTATTACAAGGAAATTGACGGGGAAATTGCTTTTTATAGACGGACATTGACTGACTATGAAAACCAGTATTACAACACTATGGGCGCAATAGTAAGTGACGGTATGCCGCACGGCAAAAACCATATTTCACGCATTGTGGAAAACGCCGCATTGAATATCCCGGACTATGTGCGGGAGATTATGAAAGACTATGCGGAACGCATAGAAACGCTGCAAAGGCTGAAAAGCCAGATTTTGCAGGAAGTTTCCCGGCTGAAACTGAAAGAAAAAACGATTATATTTGATTATTACATATACGGCATGAAATGGGAGCAAGTAGCGGAGCGCATACACTATTCAGACAGACAGTGCAAGAATATCCGTGACACAGCCGTTGAAAAGCTGGCAGAACGGTTTGAAAATAACGCTACAATAAGAGGATTTAAGAAGATAGCGTGAAAATCTTTGCCCACCATTGCACACACTATTTTGCTATACTCAAAAGGGGTGAAAACCCCTTTACAATGCGTTGTTTGCAAGCTGGGCTTTGCTGATTTTTAAGAATTTACAAAGCCTAAAAATTTTTATACTTACGGAATATTAACGAACTGGGAAAAATGAAAACGAACGAAGTGAGGTGAAGCGAGGATGGGAAGACCGAGAAACCCGGAGCGGGATTTATCCTTGCAAAGATTTCTTGAAGCTGGGGGAGATATTACCACAGCAGAACTGGCGAAAGCTGCCGGGGTGAATGAAAGCAGGATAAGAAAATGGAAATCAGAAGACAAGTGGGAAGAAGCCTTGAAAAAGAAGCCCAGAAAAAGGGGCGGACAAAAAGGCAATAAAAATGCAGCAGGAAAAACCCCGGCAAAAAATGGGAATAAAAATGCCGTGACACACGGCGCATTTGCACAAGCGGGCATTGAGGATATACCGCCGGAAAAGGCGGCAGAAATCCGAGCAATGACAGAAGCAGAAGCAATGCCAAAGATGATGGAAGAACTACAAGCCCTATATGTGCGCAAGGCATATTTAGAGGGCTTATTGTCCGAGTATGAAAACCCGGAAAAAGCCCAGCCGTTTTACACGGATAAAATAGTACACATGATTGTGCCAAAGAGTGTGGAAGACAAGCAGAGTGAGCAAGACACGGGCATTGAAGCAGGGCAAGCAACTGACCCGGAAGCAGGGGCAGGAAGTACAGAGCAATTCAAAACGGCTATGAAATCAATCATTAAGTCAAGCCCGTTTGACAGAGCAATGAAAGTGGAAGCAGAACTGAACAAGCTGCATGGGCGTATTATCAAGCAGCTGGACAGTATCAAGGCTTATGAGATGGAGGACAGACGCTTGCAGCTGGAAGAACGCAGACTGGAGCTGTCAAGACAGAAGCTAACTGGTGAAATAGAGATTGACCCAGAAGACGAGGACTGGGACGCAGCAGACGGCGTGGACGGGCTGCCGGAGTAGGTTCTGTCACGGAAGCAGCCGGGGTGCGGGTACGGTGACGCCCGCCGCTTGTTTAGGTATGAAATGAAAAATTTCACTTGCGGAAACGCCCAGAAAAAAATAAAGGGGGTGTGGTTTTTGAAGCTATACACCACAAAGGCGGTGGCAGCATGGCTGGACCTATCAGAAAGCAGGGTGCGGCAGCTGCGCAAAGAAAAAGTTATAACAGAATACAAGCCGGGGTTGTATAGCTTGCAGACAGTTACACATGAATACATTAACTATTTGAGAGCGAACAGCCCAACGGAAGCCAGCGTTGACTATAACACGGAGCGGGCAAAGCTGGTGCGGGCGAAAAGAGAAAGCCAAGAACTTGAATTGAAGCTGCGGAAAAAGGAGGTACACAGCGCAGAAGATGTTGAAAAGGTAATGACAGATACACTTGTAAACTTCCGCACACGATTGATGGCGATACCCGCAAAGTTAAGCCCCATATTGTCAAAGAAAAAGGACAAAGCCGAAATCTTTAATATCTTAAAGGCGGCTATTGATGAAGCACTGGAAGAACTGGCAGACTTTGACAAAATATTTATTGAGGATGTGACGGAAGAAGATGGAAGCGAAGACAAAAAGACTGTTTAGGAAAATATTTGCGGTGCTGAAACCGCCACCAGATTTGACACTTTCAGAGTGGGCAGACACATTCCGCAGACTTTCTGCCGGGTCTTCCGCAGAGCCGGGACGCTGGCGCACATCCAAAGCACCATACCAGAAAGAAATCATGGACGCAATAACAGATATTTCAATCAGAAAAGTTGTGATAATGTCTGCGGCGCAAGTCGGAAAGACTGACGCAATGGTGCTGAACCCTATTGGATATTATGTGCATTATGACCCGTCACCCATCATGGTTATACAGCCCACAATAGACATGGCAGAAAAGTTTTCAAAAGAAAAGTTGTCCCCAATGATAAGGGACACACCAGTTATTGCGGAGCGTATCAACGAAAAATCCCGGAACAGCGGAAACACGATAATGCAGAAGATATTTCCGGGCGGTTTTGTCACGATTGCAGGAGCGAACAGCCCAACGGGACTGCGCAGCCATACAGTGCGGATATTGCTTGCGGATGAAATAGACGGATACCCGGCAAGCGCAGGAAGCGAGGGGGACCCGCTAATGCTTGCCACGAAGCGTCAAACAACCTACTGGAATAAAAAGCAAGTAAGCATATCAACGCCAACTATCAAAGGGGCTTCCAGAATAGAAGTGGAGTATGAACACAGCAGCAAGGGAGAATGGAACACGCCTTGCCCGTGCTGCGGCGAACTGCAACCGCTGGTATGGTCCGGGGTGGTATTCGATAAGGATGATTTAACAGAAATAAACTATGTATGCAGCAAATGCGGCGTGATTTCCAGTGAAGCAGAGTGGAAAGAAAAGTTTATTGACGGCAAATTTGTTCACGAAGACCCGGAAAACCCGGTAAAAGGATTTCACTTGAACACCCTTGCTTCCACACTGACCACATGGCGGGAGGTTGTAGAAAAGTTTCTTGTTGCCAACGAAGAAGTCAAAAAAGGCAATGTGGAACTAATGAAAGTCTGGACTAATACTGAAATGGGGCAAACATGGGAAGAAGACGGAGAAACGATAGAAGACGAAGAACTAATTAAACGCCGGGAGAATTACAACTGCGAAATTCCGGCAGATGTGCTTTATCTAACGGCTGGGGTCGATACGCAGGATGATAGATTTGAAGTTGAGGTTGTCGGCTGGGGTCCAGAATATGAAAGCTGGGGCATAAAGTTTGCGGCTTTGTACGGTGACACTGGAAATGTGCAAGACCCGGTGTGGGACAATCTGGACGCTTTCTTGTCACAGTCCTTTGAAAAGCCGGACGGAAGCAAGCTGAAAATCATAGTCACTTGCATGGATAGCGGCGGGCATAGGACAAACCAAGTATATAAATTTTGTAAAGCCCGCTTCAATCGGCGCATATTTGCAATAAAGGGAAGCAATGACAGTGCGGCAGCATACATCCAGAAACCGACAAAGAACAACCGTGAACAAGCCTATTTATTCACAATCGGAGTTGACACCGGGAAAAGCTGGCTAATGGATAGATTAAAACTATCAGAGCCGGGACCCGGATTTTGTCATTTTCCGAGGGAAGACGGCAGGGGATATGACGAAAAGTATTTTAAGGGGCTGACTTCTGAAAAAAAGGTAATGCGCTACAAAATGGGAAGACCTTATTTTGCGTGGGAACTGAAAGACCGGGGCGAACACCGCAGAAATGAAGCCCTTGACTGCCGGAACTACGCAACGGCAGCCATTGAAATATCCGGGCTGCCACTAAAGAAGCCGGAAGACAACGAAGCGAAGCAGAAAACGAGAAAAACGCCAGCTAAAAGAAGAAGCGGGCGTGGAAGAAGAAATGGAGGTATAAGCTAATGGCAGGAATTACGCTGGAAACAGCAAAAAAACACCTTGACGCATGGCTGGAAGCGGAAATTGCAGTTACAAACGCCCAGTCTTACACAATCGGCAGCAGGGTTATGACAAAAGCAGACCTTGAAGAAATCCGAAAAACTATTGATTATTGGAATAACAAGGTGGCAGAACTTGAAAACATAGCCAAACACGGCGGCAGAAACAGAGCATACAGAGCCGTTCCCCGTGATTTATAGGCAAAATATTTCCCGCAATTTCCCGTTTTGCGGGTTTATTTCCCACCATTTCCCCGGAAAACGCTATAAAATTGTAGCGTGAATAAATAGGCAGACACGAAAAAGCACCCGGAAAAGGTGCTTTTTTATTGCATGAAGCCAGACTGGAGGTGAAAAAGTGTGGGCATTGCAGCAGTAATTGACAAAGCTATTGCCACGGTTGCACCAGAAGCAGGGCTGAAAAGGGCGGCTGCACGGCAGAAAATGCAGATATTAAACAGCGGTTATGGCAATTACGGCGCAAATTTGACAAAGAAATCACTTGCAGGATGGTTATTTGCCGGAGGGTCGCACCGTGAAGACATAGAAGACAATATTTCTGTATTGCGGCAGCGGTCCCGTGATTTATACATGGGCATACCGATTGCCAACGGCGCAGTCAAGACAATGCGGACAAATGTTGTGGGGCGTGGGCTTCACTTAAAACCAGCCGTTGACCGTGAAGTTTTAGGCATTACAGCAGCGCAAGCGCAGAAGTTGGAAAAGCAGATTGAACGGGAATGGAAGTTGTGGGCTGAAAGCCCAGATTGCGACATTGAACGCATTGACAATTTCTTTGAGTTGCAGCAGCTGGCGTTTCTGAATTGGCTAATGTCCGGGGATTGTCTGGCAGTGCTGCCAGTGAAACCCCGTATAAACCAGCCCTATGATTTGAGGGTGCAGCTTGTGGAAGCTGACCGCCTATCAAGCCCGGACTATTGCGACAGCTGGGACAACAAGATTGTGGGCGGCGTAGAGGTTGACAAAGACGGGGAAGTGATAGCGTATCACATTTCAGACCAGCACCCGTTATCCGGCGAAGTGACGGACTATAAATGGCATAGGGTGGAAGCATACGGCGCAAAGACGGGCAGAAGAAATGTGCTGCACATTATGTGCCGTGAGAGGATAGGACAGCGCAGGGGCGTTCCGTTCCTTGCCCCGGTCATTGAAAGTTTGAAGCAGCTGGGGCGTTATACTGACGCAGAACTGGTGGCGGCGGTTGTTTCCGGGATGTTTACCGTTTTCATTGAGAAAGAAGACGCAAGCAGTGATGAAGCCATAGGGTCAATGATACCAGAAGAAGAACAGATTGACGCTGCGGACGAAAGCAGCCTTGAACTGGGACCCGGCGCAGTCATGGACTTAAACCCCGGCGAAAAAGTACACGATAGCAACCCCGGAAGACCGAACAGCAATTTTTCAATGTTCGTGGAAGCAATATGCCAGCAAATAGGGGCTTCCCTTGAAATTCCCTATGAACTGCTTGTGAAGCGTTTCAACGCTTCCTACACGGCAAGCAAAGGCGCACTGGAAGAAGCGTGGAAAATGTTTAGGATGTACCGGGCGTGGCTTGCAGCTGATTTCTGCCAGCCTATCTATGAAGAATGGCTTGCAGAAGCGGTGGCAAAGAAGCGTATTGACGCACCGGGCTTCTTTACTGACCCGCTTATTAGAAAAGCATATTGCAAGGCTGAATGGAACGGACCGGCAAAAGGTATGCTTGACCCGGTAAAAGAGGTTACAGCAGCAGAAAAGAGGGTTGCAAACGGCTTTTCAACCAGAAGCAGCGAAACAATGGAAATGACGGGCGGCGATTTCTACACAAACGCTGACCAGCTAAAGAACGAAGAAAAGAAATTGAGTGAGGTGAAGAAAATTGG